TAGGCTACGCATTATCTTCGCGTATGGCGTTTCGGTTAATTCCTTTGTTGCCTTTTTTTCTTCGTCTTCGGGCATTTCATTTTCGGCTTCGGTTTCCACTTCCACGGGGTTATTCATTTCCATTGACGAAGCTAAGACACCTGTTTCTTTCTTAGCTTCGTCATTCGGTGCTACGTTTTCAATCGGTTGGATATAACTTTCTTCAGGTTCGGCTTTTTCGGGTAGCTCAAGCATATCCCGGATATATTCTTCAAGATTTTTATCAGGTATAATTAGTTTACCATCCGTTAACAGTTTCAATGTTTCTAAAATTTTATAGCTTCCTAATGGCCTAAAACATAGCTTAGGATATAAATCGGAATTGAAGTTATAATTTACGAGTTGCTTTATAGCCGATTCATTTATTGTATTCGCTAAACTTTTTGCAATTGCACCGAGCATCATCAAGAATAAATCAGATTGATCCTGGCTCAAAGAGTAAGACCCTCCTGACTTACTACCGCCCCCCAAATTCATAAATTGAGCCAGGATAGAACGGGATATAAGCAAATCTTGGTATTCAATGTAGGGTAACACGTCCATGAGGGTTCTTTTACCTTCAAATAGTTCCAACAAAAATCCCGGCGGTAGTGTTACCCCGCCGTATTCGTTAGACCTGAGTGAAGTTACTATATTTTTTGCTGTTTCATAGTCACTTTCGGAATAGTTTTCCGGTAGTGTAACTTTGGGTGTACCCACAAGGTTACGTTCGATACCTATGTTAGTGATTTTATAAAGAAAATCCTTTATGCTCCAATGCTTATAAGCCGCCCTTAATGCACTTCGACCCCTATAGTCCCCCTGCTTCATATCGTGCGAGAATATTACAATTTTATCGTAAGGTATCTTTACCCTTTGCCATGCATTAGTAATTAACAGTTGTTCTATTTCCACAAGATTGCCATATGCATCATACAAAAAGTCGTATAGGGTACTTTGTGGACGTGTGGCAAACTTTGACCATATAAGGTTACCTTTATCCCTCGTATATACTTTTTCAAATACGCTATGCCCATAGGTAAACATAGTCGTAGCCTCTTTAATAAAATCATCGAAATTAATTTTATTAAAGAGGCTGTCCTGTACAAAATCACTAATCTTTTTTGCCTTTTTACTATTATCCGCGGGTTTAATATACCAACTCGTTGACCGTATCGGCAGTTCTAGCATCAAAAGTGTTGCCTTTATCTGACTGTCCGAACGTTCCATTTGGTTATATATCCGGGTATCATTAGGCCATGTGAGCGTTGACAGGTACTCATCCGTTGCTAAGTTATATTGAAATCTTGCGGATATAGACCTACCTGTTGCCCCTATTTCTTTTTTTGCCATGTGTTCACCTTCTTATCTTTTTATAATCCCATAGCATGAGTTTATTTGTAAACGCTGTTTTACCCGTTAAAAGTCCCACCGTGTTCCATAAAGCTTCGTCTAAATCCGGTGGAATATTAAATCTCGTTCTATTCTTTCGCAGACTTTCAAATATATCCCCGTTTATATGTCGTTCTGTTGCGGCTATCCAATCACAAAGCATCTCCGTTAGGTCTTCGTGTTCCATACCGCCGAACACGCTATTAAAAAATTCGGGATGGTGTCTATTAGCAGAATAGTGGTGATATATAGCCTCGTGTAAATTGGATAGAGCTTTTCTATATTCCACACTATCATATTCGATATCCTTTAACTGTTGTGTACAATTGTCAAAGGCTTCCTTTTCGGGTGGGTGTAACTTGCTTTCATCATGTACTCTCGCACGGGTTAACATATCAGCTTCGAATATAAAATATTTATCCGATGTCATGCCCGCATAGTCTTTAACAAGTTCCAGGTACTTTGTGATCCAATAGGTAACTCGCTCCCGGTGTTTTAAGGTTTCTTGTGTACTATCCATTTTCAACTCCCCTTGTATGTAACTAATAGATATATTGGTACTAATGTATCGTATTGTATGCGGGCTATAGCTGCAAACCTTTATGTAACTGGTATGTGATTAACCTTCGATTTGTTCTGTGGACATATTATCGACCTGTTCCGATAAGACGATCTTTTCCATTTCCTCAAATATAGACATTTTTATCTTTTGGAACTCCGGTACAACTACGTTTTTATGCTTAGCGTTTCGTATACTCGCTATCATATTATCAATTTCTATACAATCCTTAGCTAATTTCTTTAGTTTTGTCATTGATGTTACGGTCATTTTCAATCTCTCCTTTTTTATTTTAGTCGATGGTTATAAAGTTATCACATCTTTTACATTTAATCTGTGTCGTCGGGTCGCCGTATACTACATAGGCTTCTACTTCGATAATTATATTTTCCAACGGGGCTTCACCGGGTACTATCGTTCTTAATTGCTGTTGGTTACCACAGTTATTACATACGATTTTAAACCCTTTCACCATTTTCAATCTCTCCTTTTTTTGTTTTAGGAAGCTTCCCAAGATTCGAAGTTCATAAATTTACCATTGTTATCGAAGTTCGCATCTATTCTAAAACTGTTATGTTCCTGTGGTTTCTTGATAAGTGCAATGTATAAGTCCCCCTCGTCTGTTGTTTCCAAGTCGTACCCGACACCCCATTCGTTCAGTAATGCTAAAAACTTTTCGTAATCCGTCGCTCTTTTGGGGACTTCCACAAACTGCTGACTGAATTGCGAATCGGTTAATACCTTCTCAGGTATTATATTATTATTTTCGTCTACACCACCGCCGATTATCCAATCGCCCGATAGGAAAGGGGTGCGGACATCGTTCACTAAGATTATTGTGTCTACCCCGGGTATTTGCTGGTGTGCGAGGATAGTATACCCCGTGGCTATTTCTTTAAAACTTTTCATTTTTCAATTTCTCCTTTTTTTGTTTTAGGAAGCTAAGGTAGTAGCGGTCTCGACTAATTGCAGGGGATTTCCACAGCTACTATTTTTTACACATTGGCCAAACATGTTCCCCTAGTGGAAAGATTTTTAGCATAAAACCAATGAGCCGCTACTATCTTAGCTTCCTACCAATTTACTTGTTTTATATTATTTTTTACCATTTGTATATCTTTAACCCCACCAACACCCTTTATCATAATCATAATTATAACACAAGCGTCTAAAATGTTGGGAGATTTCCCGCCAGGTTCAAAATTTACCCATTGTTCCTCGAATAGCTTGTGTTTCTTATTTATCCAAAATCTTTTATTCTCACAATGAACACTAAAAGATTCTATCCTTGTTGCCTTAGATTGTGTACCTACGGTAACGGCAATAACTGGGGGTAGTGATTGTAATATAAAAGCTTGTTGTGCTAGTGCCTTTTGATACTGTACCGACTCGATACCGATTTTAATAGGTCGGTACTTTTCGTTATATTTTTCGATTACTCTTAGTTGCTCAGGGAATGTTAACCAAGCCTCGTACTCCTCCACAAGAAAAGCCCGCTTGGATAAGTTGTCAAATGCTACGACGGCCAGTCCGAATTTATCCTGTTGCTTACGTTCCGCCGTGGTCTTGTCGTCCGCTATAGCGGGGTCGACCCCTATATAATAGCTAAGTCGTGGGGGTAGTACATCCCAATAATTAAGCCATAGTGGGTCAAGTAATTTATTACTAACAGCGTTTCTATCGTTTTGCATAGTCTTTAAAAAGGATATTGTACCGATAGATTGTTTCTTCTCCATTATCCTATCATATGACCATTGTTCCTGCCATAACGGCGTGTTATATTCATCTAAAGCACTCAAATGAACATAGTGATATATATCATTATCGGATAACTCACATAGTAAGTCTTTCGTATGTTGCAATGTACCCAATACGATACGTCTACCGCCGTCTATAATACGACTGTCAACTATTTCATCCCACCATATTTTTACCTTGTTTCTTAATATATCGGTCTGTGTATTTTTCAGGTCTAGTATATCGTCCGCTATGACCCAATCAAATCTAGCACCAAGCAACGCACCGCCCGTGCCGATTGCCAGTATAGTTGGGTCTTTACTTTGTTCCGCTTCATCCCTTTGCACCATGATAACCGTATCAGTCCATTTGCCAATTGGGTCTTTCTTGGTAGGCTTTCTCGGTATAAGGTAGTCGCCAAAATCTTCTTTTAATCTAGGATTAAATTCTATATGCCATTTGATAGCACGTAGAAAGCCTTCTGCTTGCCGTGACGTGTTTGAAATGATACACCCTTGTGTATTCCTATCTCCGCACAATATCCACAGGGGGACAACCAAAGAGAACCATGTGGACTTTGCATGTTCAACAGGTACGTGGATTACAACGTTATTATGTTCTAACATTTGCTCCAACATATAATATTGATGCAGGGCTGTGTTAGATTCCCATTTACGGGTGTACGGCTTGATATAGTATTCCCCGAATATTGCAGGGTTGGCTTTTACTATTGCTATACGGGCTTCCCTGCTAATCAAATGGAGTTTATCCCGGGCGATATCATTATCATCTTTTAGCAAAAAGGTTTTAGGAAGCTTGGAATGCAACATTATTTAATACCGTTTCGGTCTTTAAGTTTTTTTAGTTCTTCAAAAGCATCAAATACCGACTTGGGCTTGGATGTTTCTAGGGTATCTCCGTTATCGTCTGTTTGACCGTGTCGGTTATAACATTACCTTTCTTATCTTTTACAATAATCTTTGTGGTTGTCTTTGTTACACATAGACCTAGTGCCTTTTGATAGAACTTAGATGACACAGTACTCCTGAGTTTACTCGTACCCCTTTCTAGTATAGCTCTAAATTCAGGTTTACTCTTTTTCCACTTCCGCATGGTATCGTAGTGGATACCTAATTTGGTGGCTATGCCAGATTCACTTTCCCCATCTTCTCTCAATCCGATAATCATATCGGCAACACCGGGTTTAGACATGACCGCATTATATTCGGCGTTATAATATGCATTTTTAGCCATCTATATCAACCTCGCTTTCAGCCCAGTTTGCATCTCGATTCTATTAATTATACCCTGTACGTATCGGGGGTCATATTCACATGTATAGCACATTCTTTGAGTCCTTTCGGCTGCTATAAGAGTCGATCCGCTACCCCCGCAAAAATCTATAACTAAGTCGCCCTGTTTGGAACTATTTTTTATCAGGTATTCTAACATGTCCACGGGTTTCATGGTCGGGTGTTCTTTGGATGTCATAGGTCTATCGAATTCCAGAACAGTTGTTTGTTTCCTGTTACTATACCAACTATGGGATGCCCCATCTTTCCAACCATATAAAATCGGTTCATGCATGTATTGATAATCATTTCTACCTAGCGTAAAGTGATGCTTTTTCCAAATTAGATATTGTGCCAAATGGAATCCCGTGTCTTTGAAAGCATTAACAAAATTAATCCCTTCGGACATAGGGTAATACACGTAAATGCTTGATCCTAGTTTAGAATGGTCGTAATAGGCTTAAAATATTTTTGTTAAAAAAAGGTAACAATTTTCACTATTTAAAGAATCATTATCTATCTTATTTTTAAGTCTAGTTTTTGACTTGCGTTCTTGGTTAATAGACCCGCCATTATATGATACGTTATAGGGTGGATCAGCTATTACTAAGTCGGCTAAGCGTTTATCCATTAACTTATATATAGTATCTTTATCGGTAGCATCTCCACAAATTATCCTGTGGCTACCTACTTCGAACAGGTCTCCTTGTTTTATAGTAGTTTCTTCAGGCACATTTTCATCAACGTTAAAACTATCGTCCGGGTTCTCCGGGGTATCAAATTTATCAAATAGCTTCGATATCTCAGCTTCGTTAAAACCCGTTAGTGATAAAGCTATATCATTTTCGATATCTTTCATCAAAGCGTTAAGCTTGGTAAAATCCCAATCACCCGATATCTTATTCAAGGCTACATTTAGAGCCTTTTCTTTTGCCTTGTCGGGGATATCCACAACGATGCAATCTATTTCGCTATACCCTAAGTCCGCTAGAACCTTCGCCCTTTGGTGACCCCCTATTATGGTCATATCGGAGTTAACGATAACGGGTTCAATATAACCAAACTCTTCTATGCTTCGTTTTATATTTTTATACTCTTCGTCTTCAGGAGTCAAATCCATTCGGGGGTTATACGATGCAGGTTTAAAAACGCCCATATCTATTTTTTTAAAATTCATATTGGGTCACCTTCCCTTCGTAAAGTCCGGCTGAATACCCAACAAAGAAAATATCTTTTAATCTGTTTCTTTTTCAAACGCTTACTTTTTGCGGTTTTTAACAAATTCCAAATCTTACGTTCGGCTTTAGTGTATATTATATGATTCAGGTTGCCCTCAAATGACCCGGTAAAAGTGATAGACCCCGGAATCGTAAAGTCTATTAATTCGGGTAGTTCTTCGCTATCCTCTACAGTATTTGTTATTTTTAACTCTTCTATACTGCCCATACATACCCCATCTTGGGTATAAAAGGTTCCTTTACTTTGCATTGATAACCGCCTCCACTTCTTGCAATGTGTGATATATTTTCTTCCGGTACTCATAATAACAAGGGTAGGTCATATCACAGTGCGGACAGGTGATATAGTAATCAGTTATCTTATAGTTCCCCGCGTGTTTCCGGGTATCAATTGATGTTACCGGAAAATCCTTTTGACAATTTAAATTACAAACCGCTGTATCTTTCATTTTTCAATCTCTCCTTTTGTGCCGATTAAGGGAAGAACCTAAACGACTTTTACGCTTAGGTTCTTCTTGAAATAACGTGTCTTGATGCCTTCGACCCTTTTATTATATCTCATACCCACAAGATAGCACAACCCATATAATAAAGGCTAACTTTTAGTAATTATTGGTTACAAGAGTAGCTATGCATACACCTTTTTCAAGCATAGCTATGTCAGTATATAAATCGGTGTCACGGACTTGTCACAGCTTTGGCACAGGTTTAGAATTTCCACAAGTAGCTATTTTCTAAGGTTGTCACTACTTGTCACAAGTGTCACAGGTATATTAGGGTTAGAAATTCTAAAAAGTGTTATGGTGGTAAATAATGGTAGCAAAAAGGAACAGTAAAGTAGTAGAATTAAAAATCTGGAACAGAATGCAATTTAACCTGTGACAACTCGTGACAAATCGCCCTCAAACCCGCTATTTTCTAAGCGTGTCACGGGTTTGGTCAACCTGTGACACTTTTTTTTATTCTTAACACGGCTAAAAATTTGTACAGAATACCAAACTAAATATTTTTGACATCGTATATCTAGCGTGTCAGTTTTGGCT